TATTCCTAGTGATATTGCTTTTGAAGCATTTAAAGTTTTTAGAAAAGCTGTAGCAGTAAGTAATAATAGAGGTCAAGCCGCAGGTCCTATACCAGAACATATAAAAACAGGCGATAAACTTGACGGATTAACAGTTGGAAAAGTTCAAGGTAATAGATTCTGGCCACTTAGAAAAGACGGAACACTATCAAACTCTCCAAAAGCTAGAGCAGTACATAGTTCTATAATTGGTTATGCTGATAGATATGCAAGAATACCTTATTGTCGTACAACAGAATACACACAAAAATTTTTTGATGATTATAAAAAAACTTTGCCATACATTCGTTTCATAGCAAAAAAATTTAAAGAATACTTACCAGAACGATATGAAGCACAAATGAAAGCATATAATCAAACGCATCCAGATTTTAAAATAAAAGGCACACCATTTACAACAGTTACTATAAATAAAAATTTTAGAACAGCCGCACACTACGATGCAGGAGATATACCAGAAGGTTTTGGAAATTTAGGTGTCTTAGAAGCAGGCGAATATTCTGGTGCTTATACTTTAATGCCTAAATATGGGATTGGTGTAGATGTGCGTAGTTGTGATTTAGCATTATTTGATGTTCACGAATTACATGGCAATACAGAATTGAAAAGAATAGGTAATGCCGAAAGAGTGTCAGTTGTTTGTTACTTCCGTAAAAAAATGGTTAATTGTGGCAGTGCTAAAGAAGAATTAGAACGAGTGAAATATAAATGAAAATAGCATTGTTTTATTTAGCTAAACCTAAGTATGGTGGTTGGGTAACTTTTACATCACATTTATACAGATCATTTGTAAAACTAAATATACCTGTTTATTTATTTAAAATCGGTAATACGACTGAATCAAAACAAAGACATTTTAACGATAATATATTTTATCAAAATGTAGATTTGCCGACAGCTTTAAATATTAGTCAAGAATTTAAAAGTATAATAACAGCAACAGATAAAACTTTTCATGAGTGTACTGATCGTTTACTTGAAAATAAATCTAACTTAATAATTCATGACCCAACTGAAATGAAAGGGCATTTATTAGAATCTGTGAAAAAACATAATACTATGCCAATCACTATTAGAGCTATTAATGTAGGTAATTTAAGAGATTTAGGAATAGTATCTTTTTTTATTAAACACCCATACATACCCTATAATAAACAAAAAAAGGAAAAAACTAATTTAGCAGTAGCTACATCAAGAATAGACTTTGATAAACATACTGATATCATAATAAAAGCAAATCAAAATTTAAAAGAAAAAATTAAAATATATGGTGCTGAAAATCGTTTATATACTTTTCATAAGCTTGATAAAATAGACGATAAGTGGCGGAAAAATTATTATGGCACTTTTTCAAATCAAGTAGGTGGAGTTTTTAATATTTTAAATAAATCAAAATACATGATTGATATGTCAGCTATTAAAAGAGATGGAGGGGGAAGCCAATATACTTTTTTAGAGGGATGGGATTCTAGATGTATAATTATTTTAAATAAAAAATGGGATATCGGCTCAGGCAATATAATGAAAAATAATAAAAATTGTCTTTATGTTGAAAATGAAAGTGAATTAACAACTATCTTAGAAGGAGATAACAATTATGAATCTTTAATAAATCAAGGTTTAACAGATTTACAAAGTTTTAATGGCGAAAAAGTAGCAAAGGAATATTTAAAATTGATATGAATGAAAAAGTCAAAAATCCAGTAGGAAGACCTAAAAAAGAGATACCTTATACATTAGAAGATGTTGAAAAATTGGCTACAATGCAGTGTACTAGAGAAGAAATTGCTAATTTCTGTGGGGTATCAATAAGCACTCTAAAGCGTAATTTTGACCCCCCTATAAAAAAGGGATGGGATAAGGGCAAAAGGAGTTTACGAAGAGCCATGTTTGATAAAGCTATGAGGGGTAATACAACTATGTTGATATGGCTTTCTAAGAATTATTTAGGTATGAAAGATAAAGTTGAAACATCAGAAGAATCAGAGCCATTGCCTTGGTCTGATTGATGCCATTAACAAAACCTCAACAAGCAGTAATACAATCACAAGCTAGATTTAGAATACTTATATCTGGTCGTAGGTTTGGTAAGACTTATTTAGCTATTAATGAATTGGCTAGATTTGCACGATTTCCAAATAAAAAAGTTTGGTATGTTGCTCCTACTTATCGGCAAGCTAAAGGTATATGTTGGGTTGAATTAAAAGATAGATTACAAAAACATAGATGGGTTAAAGAAATAAATAATAGTGATTTAACTGTTACATTGCGTAATAACTCAAGAATATCTTTACGAGGTGCAGATAATGAACAAAGTTTGCGTGGTGTTGGTTTAGATTTTTTATGTATTGATGAGTTTGCTGATATTAGTCCTAACGCATGGTATGAGGTTTTAAGACCGACATTATCAGACACGCAAGGGCATGCCATATTTTGTGGCACTCCAAGAGGGTTTGGTAATTGGGCTTATGATTTGTATGTCAAAGGACAAAGCGATAAAGATTGGGAAAGTTTTAAGTACACTACATTAGAGGGAGAACAAGTTCCTCAAGAAGAAATAGAACAGGCTTCATCAGATTTAGATGAACGAACATTTCAACAAGAATATATGGCAAGTTTTGTAAATTATTCTGGTATGATTTATTATAACTTTGATAGAAAATTAAATTTAAGAGAAAAATATTTATCTGATTATAGTGTTGTGCATATTGGATTAGATTTCAATGTTGACCCAATGGCAGGAGTTGTTTGCATTATAGAAAATGATAAGATAGTTGTTATTGATGAGATTCAAATATGGAGTAGTAATACAAATGAAATGTGTGAAGAAATAAAAAATAGATATAAATGCAAAATAAAAATATACCCAGACCCAAGTGCAAGACAAAGAAAAACATCTGCTGGTGGTATGACTGATATTGCAATATTAAAAAATGCAGGCTTTGATGTATTTTCTAGAAACAGTGCGCCATTAGTTCGTGATAGAATAAATGCAGTAAATGCAAAATTAAAAAATGCAAAAGGTATTAGTTCGTTGTCTATTGTAAATACTTGTAAAAATGTGATAAAAAGCATAGAAAGACAGATATACAAAGAGGGAACTCATGTGCCAGATAAAGATAGTGGTTATGACCATTTTAACGATGCATTGGGTTATATGATAGAATATAATTTTCCTTTGCGTAGAGATTTTAAACCGAGTAGTCCTCGTAGGTGGAGTTAATGGCTGAGTACAAAAGAGAATTTTTAACAGCAAAACATGATTTGTATGAAGATAACATACATAATTGGGAATTCCATATTCGTAGTTTTTTAGGTGGTAACGATTATAAAAATGGCTACAATTTACACCGATACATTTTAGAAACACCAGAAGAATACGATCAACGCATTAGGCATACTCCTGTTGATAATCATTGTCGTAATGTTGTGCAAATATATTCAAGTTTTTTATGGAGAGTACCACCTAGTCGTGATTACGGAAAATTAAATGGTGATCCTCAATTAGAAGCATTTATTGAAGATGCTGATTTAGACGGAAGAACATTTAATAATGTTATGAGAGAAATGCAAATCAATGCAAGTATTTATGGTAACTGTTGGGCAATAATAGATAAGCCACAAGTAAATACAAAAACAAGAGCCGAAGAATTAGAACAGGATATAAGACCATACATATCAATTTATACTCCAGAGAATGTGGTTAATTGGCATTACTCAAGAGCTCGTAGTGGTAGGTTTTATTTAGATTTATTAGTTTTATTAGAAGATGTGAATCAAGAAAGAGCAATCGTAAAGGTATTTACAGAAGAAGATATATGCACTTATGAAGTGAAAGATTACTTAAAAGATTTTGCAGTCAAAGATGTAAAGTTACTTGATGAAGTGATTAATCCTTTAGGAAAAATTCCTGCAGTTAATTTATATAATCAACGTTCACATAAAAGACCAATAGGTATAAGTGATTTATCTGATGTTGCAGAATTACAACAGTCTATTTACAATGACTATTCAGAAAAAGAACAATTAATTAGATTATCAAACCACCCTTCATTAGTGAAAACACCAAATGTAAATGCTTCTGCGGGTGCAGGCTCAATTATAGAAATGCCAGAAGATATGGAGCCTAACTTAAAACCATATATTATACAACCATCAGGTCAAAATTTAGATGGTATTATGAAAAGCATACAAACAAAAATACAAGCTATTGATAGAATAACACATATGGGCAGTGTTCGTTCTACTAGTGGACAAATAGCAAGTGGTATCGCATTACAAACTGAGTTCCAATTATTAAATGCAAGACTTAGTGAAAAAGCAGATCATTTAGAAAATGCTGAAGAATCAATATGGAACTTTTTTGCATTATGGCAAAACCAAACATGGGACGGTAAAATAGAATACCCAGATACATTTGACATTAGAGATTGGGCTAGTGATATTGAATTATTACAAATTGCAAAAGCGAGTGGTGTAAAATCAGAAACTTTTTCTAAAGAAATAGATAAACAAATAGTTTCAGCAGTTATTGATGATGATGAATCCATTAATACAATTAATAATGAAATAGATAGTAGTACAAGTGCAATAGGTAGTTTCTCTACTCCAAGTATTGAGGGACAAGAAACTATTGAAGAATAATGGCTAAATATCAAGGCAGAACAGTCAAGCTAAATAAAATTATGCGTGGCGATGTTAAAAAATTTAAAGTTTTTGTAAAAAATAAATCAACAGGTAATATTAAAAAAGTTAATTTTGGTAGTAAGACTATGAGTATCAAAAGTCATATTCCTGCAAGAAAAAGGTCGTTTATGGCAAGAATGGGTGGAGTATTAAAAAAAGTAAAAGGGCAAAAAACATTAAGTCCTGCTTACTGGGCAATAAGAAGTTGGCGATAACGGATATGTATGAGCAGACAAGAAATATTAGAACAATTAGCTGACCAACACGAAGCACAATTAAAAAACACACTACGAGATTTAGAAGAAGAAATACTAAGTAGTATCTCAAGAGCAACTGGTGGTAGTGAATTAATAGATACACGAATAGCAATAGAACTACGCAAAGATATTAAAAGGCATTTACAAGAAACATATTTATTCGTTTCTGATAAGTTGGTTAGAGATTATGATAAAGTTGTAAACGAATTTATAAAAGAGTTCGGTGGTTTAAAAATACCAGATAAGTTCAAATCATTAACAAAAATAGATTTAGAAACTATCACAGCCTTAAAATACCAAGCATTTAGTGGCTTTGAAGATTTGGCGAATAGATATCTAAGTGAAATATCTGGTAATGTTTATGCAAACGCAATCGCAGGTCGCCCATTTAGAGAAATGGTAAAAGATATAAGAGCAAAAATAACAGGCGAGGTAGATGTTAGAGGTAGATCAATGTCAGCATACGCAGGACAAATAGCACATGATAGTGTGATGCAATTTGATGGACAATTTACAGTACATAAAGCCAAAGAATCTGGTTTAAAATTTTTTAAATATACCGGAACTTTAATTAGAGATAGCAGACCCTTTTGTAAAACACATGTCGGTAAAACTTATTCTGAATCTGAAATTAGAAGTATTTGGACTTCAAATTGGGCAGGCAAATCTAGTGGCGATCCATTTGTAGTAAGAGGTGGTTATCG